CAGAAGAACTCACCGAAAAGGATTTTGATGGATTTGATTATTGGTTGGCGAATGTAAGTTGTCCATTCTTCTATGATGGTGTTAGGTATATTCCTAAGATCAAAGAGTTTGCAGAACGAGCACAATCTTTTGGGATTGATGTTCAGATTGCAATTATTGTGAGAGAACCAAACATTAATGCTCAGCAGCAACTCCGTGTAAGAAAAGAGATTACAACTCCTATTGCTCAGGATTACTATTATAATACTCTTATTCCTTCTGGATTTAAAATACACTTCTTAGATAATGAAGCATTCTTTTTGCATCGCCAACATTATCTAAAGTGGGTGAGCGAACTTTTAGACTTCCCAGTTGATTATGATAATCCTGATATCTTTAAGTTTATTGTGGATGATCCAAATAAAAAATATGTTAAGTATATTGATGAATATTGGTTGGACAAAGAGGTGTTGGATGGTGTAAGATCGAAGAAAGAGAGAGGAGTTTCCTAATGAACACTAGTCCACAATTTCCTTATCCTGGATTTCCTTATAAATTACAACATTTGGATAAAAAAGATAAGAAAGTTTGTTACTTTGAATGCAAAGAACACCTGGATAAATATCTACTGAGAAATAATCTGAAGAAAAAGGACGTTAACATTGAAATTAATAAAAAAACTAATAAGTGATATTAAAGATTATTATTACTTGATTAGATTGAAAAAAAGATTAAAAGGAAAAAAAGATCCGTTTATTTACAAATGATTACTTGGGGAATTTCATCCGAAAGTCATAATGCTGCACTTTCTGTTTTTATGAATGATACTCTCATTTTTGCGAGTGAAAGTGAGAGATTTAGTGGTATCAAGAATGATCCTCAATTGAATGATGGCATAATTAACTATGCATTATCATTTGGAAAACCAGAATTGGTCTGTTGGTATGAAAACCCATATAAAAAAACACTTAGACAACTTCTTGCTGGTCAAGGATGGATCCAAAACGTCAAGAAGTATGTTGATGCTCCGATCAAGTATTATGATCACCATTATACTCATGCTTGTGCTGGTTATTTCACCAGCAAGTTTGACGAGTGTTGCGTGGTGGTTATTGATGCTATAGGAGAATTTCAAACACTTACAATTTGGGAAGCAAAGGGTAATAAACTAAAACTTAAATTTCAACGTAGATATCCACACAGCGTCGGACTTTGGTACTCTGCAATGACCCAAAGGTGTGGATTGAAACCAAATGAAGAAGAATATATCCTCATGGGCATGTCTGCTTATGGGGATAAACTGCGTTATGAAAATGATATTTACCGAGATTTTATAGGATTTAGAACTGCGGCATTTAAAAAAAACTTACATAAAGGATGTAAGGATTGGAGACCAGATATTAATAATACTTTTGATATTGCTGCTGCAACTCAAGACATTTATGAAACAATATTTAGAGATATACTGCAGAAGGCATCTAATATTGTTAAAAGTAATAATTTAGTTTTGATGGGTGGGTGTGCGTTGAATTGTGTTGCAAATCCAATTGCGTATTATTATTATGATAATGTGTGGATTATGCCTGCACCTGGAGATAATGGATCTGCAATTGGTGCTGTGCTTGCACACAAAAAGAAACATATTGATTGGCATGGACCTTATCTTGGATATCATATTAAATCAGTTGCATCAAACGAAGAAATTGTTAATCACTTGATGGATCATGGTCTTTGTGGAGTTGCAAGGGGTCGTGCAGAGTTTGGTCCCAGGGCATTAGGTAATCGTAGTTTGCTTGCTGATCCTAGAGATCCTCAGATTAAGTCAATGGTTAATAATATCAAACAAAGACAACAGTTCAGACCATTTGCTCCTGTGATTATGGAGGAATATGTACATGATTATTTTAGGATGCCTACGAATTCTTCACCATATATGCAGTATGCAGTAAAATGTAGATATTCTAAAAAGTTTCCTGCGATTGTTCATGTAGATAAGACAAGTAGAGTTCAAACTGTAAATAGACAGCAGAATGCAGAACTTTATGATCTTTTGAAATTGTGGTATGAAAAAACTGGTTGTCCTATGTTACTGAATACCAGTTTAAATATTAAAGGAAAACCAATGGTGAATGACGAAAAAGATTGTAAAGAGTGGGAAGATATGTATAAGGTTAAAGTTTTTATATGAATTATACTACAAATTTAGATGAATATTATGAAATAAAAACTAGTTTTGATGGAGTAACTTATCATAAAGTTAATGAGAAAAATAATATAGATGATGGAATTTATATTAATAAAAACTATGATAAAGTTGTTTTAGTTGCCTATGAATATAGTTCTGGGGGAAATTTTTTAATAAATTCTTTATCTCTTAGTGATGATGTTTGTTCTTCTTTTAATTCTATTAAAGAAAAGGAGGAATATTTTAATAAAAGTTTAAATGATATAAATTTGTATTGGTCAGACTTTACTATTTGTGATAAATTTTTTACTTATGAAGATATTAAAAATAATAATAAAGAAAAGTATTTTTTCATATTTACACATATTGTTGATAAAGAAGAAACTAAGTCTCAAATAAATTATCATTTAAAACGTTTAAAAAATTGTAAAGTAATATATTTCGTAAACTCACATCTTTTTGTTAAATTAAGAAGGTGTGTTCATAATTATAAAGGATCATATAATTTTTCTAAATTTAAATCTTTGGATAATATTAAATTTTCTGATTATTTTACATTATCAGAAAAAGATAAAACAGCACTGAAAAATAAGTATACTGATGTAAAAAAATATTCTTATTGTGATCTAAGCACAAAACAAGAAATTTATATATGGGATGTAAATTCATTTTTATCTGAAGAAGATTATTTAAATGATATAAAACAATTTTATATTGGTTTTAATTTATCCAAATTTGATGAAAAGTCTTTGAGAAAAATTTATAGATCATGGATTAAAAAACTATCTGATTTATCAGAAATTCCTATACCAAAAAAATATAAACCATGGACAGCACTTATATCAAAGTTGTATAATGATGATATGGATTTTCTTGATGTTAGAACTAGTACATTATACCAAAATTTTGATTTCGACCTTGATAACGAAAAAGCAATATTATTTTTGACGGAATCAAAATATGATTTTAATCTTGTTGTTAATTGTCTATCTTTTAGTAAATATGTTTCATGTTCAAAAACATTAAGATATGATTTTCTAATTGAAAACATAAATGATAGATATTTCTTTTTAAATGATTGTACCGCTGAAGGTAAATACTTTTTTATTGTTGATCATTTGTGGACTAAAAGAACATTAAGTTTTCATAAATCACATTGGAAAAATTCAACTGTTATAGTTTGTAGTGAAAATGAATATTATAATGATTTGGCATATAAATGGGACCCTAATTTCTATCTAAAATTGAAAGACTTTTTAATTAATATTAAAAAATTATATAATTTTCTTGGTTTTGATGATTATGATGAGGATTTAATAAAAAAATACTATATTGCATGGATGAGTAATAAAAAAATTGACAATTAAAAATACTTCTGATAAATTGGATAATGTCTTTTCTAAAAACTATGACCACTAAAACGCACGTACAAAAAGATGGAACTATTTGGGAATGGATTGAAACCCCAGAACTCAAAGAATGGATTTCTGTACAAGTAGCAAAAAAGACGCTTCTTCAACTTGACGATCCTAAAGTAAAAAATAATAACTGAATATGGAAAAAACATTTATTGATGATGCTTTTTATGTTGAACAAAAAAGATGGGGAACATGGCAATCATATGATAAAGAAGGTAACGGGTTATTAACATCATTAACTGAAACACAATGTATTTCTGCTACTAGATGGTATCTGAAGAAAAAACAAGAAGGATTTGATGATGTGCAGGTTTATGAAGGTGTTGTAGGTGGAAAACTCTAATAATTATCCATATCATGTTTTAGATCCTACGACACCATGGTTTGAGTGGTTATCATACTGTGAATGTTGTCTTAGTTTAGGTGTTGAACCACGACTTGGTAGGTTTATGCGTTATAGAGAATATCTTAAAGAAGTTGGACTTTTATGAAAGTAAGAACCAAAAAAATTATCTTTTTTTGTATTATTGCATGGGCATTTTTTACAACAATAATTAGTCTCAATTTAATGAATAGAATTACTAAATTGGAAATTAATCAAGCGTTTAATGATGAAAATGTTAAATCTTCAATTCAAAGATTATCATATGACATACATCAACTTCGGATAAATACCACACAGTATGATGGTGAAAATTTTGAATGAATAATATCATTTCTTGGATTTTTGGACCAAAAAAAGAACAAAAATACGTGATCAATTGTATTGATCATAATGAAGGTAAAAAAACTTCTTTGATGGAATTGATTTCTAATTTGGAAGAGAGAATTGAAAAATTAGAAAAAGAGAACATTGAACTTACTAATTCATTATATGAGGTTGAAAATACTTTACAATCTCAAATTGATGAGATAAAATTGCCTATATATAACTTACAAATGTATACCTTAGGAGAAAAATAAATGTCTTTTGATATTACGTTCGTAAATGCTGATGGGGTAGAAACTGTAGTACCTTGTGAAGCAGATCAATATATTCTTGAAGCAGCAGATGAAGCAGGTGTAGATCTTCCTTATTCTTGTCGTGCTGGTGCATGTTCTTCTTGTGCTGGTAAAGTCATTGAAGGTGAAGTTGACAATTCTGAACAAACTTTTCTTGATGACGATCAGATGAATGAAGGATTTACTCTTTTGTGTGTTGCATATCCACTTTCTGATTGTAAAATTCTTACTGAACAAGAGGAAAATCTATAATGTATGAAGAGTTAAACACATTTGAAACTGCTCTTTCTCATTTTGGGACTAGAGTTGATATTATATGTGCTTTAGAAATGGGAGGAAAAATTGATGCTGAAACTGCTTACAAAAATATTAAATTTGAACTTAAAGAACTCAAAAAAATTAGAAAACGTTCAAAAAAAGACCAGGATATGTGACAAATGTGGAGTTGAAAAACCCCTAACTATTGAAAATTTTCAAACTGTGAAATATTTCAGAGATGGGTTTTCTTATTACTGTAATGAGTGTTCTACCGTAAATGGTAAGTCTAAATAACAATAAATAAGTAAATAACAAAGAAATCTTGAGATACGATGGCAGTATTAACCGCAACTGGTGTCACTTTTAGTGATGCTACATCATTAACATCTAAGTATGGAGTGTTACCGCAATCCACAGTATCTGTATTTTTTCAAGCAGCAGCACCTACTGGTTGGACAAAAAGTACAACCCACGATGATAAAGCATTGAGAGTTGTAAGTGGAACTGGTGGTGGATTTGGATCTGGTGGTACTGCAGGTGCTGGAGGTATTTCATTTACTTCTGCTTTTCCCGCTACAGCAAAACCGATTGCAGTTCCTATTTCAGTAACTGCGCCTGTGACTGCTACTGTTGGCAATACAACTCTTACTACAGCACAAATACCTCAGCATACTCATAATAGTTTAACTGGATCTGATGCTGCTGCAGCATCAGGATCTTCACAATTTAGAACTCCTGGAAATACTGCTACTGGTGGTGTAGATAGTCCTTTGGGTACTGGAGGAGCACACACTCACCCATGGACAGGAAACGTGGCACTATCTACGACAGGTAATACTACAATGGACTTGAGAGTTCAATATGTAGACGTAATTCTTTGCTCATTTAACTAAGATGGCGGTTTTAACAAATACTGGAATACAATTTGCTGTTGGTAATGAAATAAATTCAAAGTATTGGATGTATCCTGTTGGAACAAAAAAATTGTTTGTCCAATCTGCTGCTCCAACTGGATGGACTAAAGATACTACCCATGATAATAAAGCACTGAGAGTTGTATCTGGAAATGGTGGTGGAAGTGGTGGTACAAATAGTTTTACTACAACTTTTCCAGCATCTACTATACCAATTTCAGTACCATTTAGTTCAACACCTCAAGTAACTTCTCCAACTGGGCAAACAACATATACAGTTGGACAAACAACACTTTCAATTACACAAATTCCACAACATACTCACAGTAGTCTTCAAGGAGTATCTGGTGGATCTGGTGCAAACCCATTCAGTAATGCTGGAACATTTAGGGTTGCTGGAAGCACTTCAACTCCAGGAATGGTAGAATCGACTGGTGGTGGTGCTCACGATCATAGTTTTAGTGGAACTGCATCAGTAACAACTACTGGAAACACTGCAATGGACTTGAGAGTTCAATATGTTGATGCTATAATTTGCACATTAAACTAAATATGTTATAATTTTTATTAATAGGTTGAAATTATTATGCAAGTAAAACCAGGTAATTATTGTCCACTAATTAAAAAAGATTGTATTGGTCTCAAATGTGCTTGGTACACGCACGTTAGAGGTATGAACCCAAATACTGGGCAAGAAGTTGATGAATGGTCTTGTGCTATTAATTGGTTGCCAATGATGCTTATTGAAAATTCTCAACAACAAAGATCTACTGGCGCTGCTGTAGAATCTTTCAGAAATGAGATGGTCAAAGCAAATGAAACTAATATTAATGTTTTATCTGCAGCAGCACAAATGTTGCAGGCATCCAGAGATGAGCGTGAAACAAAAATTCTTCCAACTGAAGTAAGAGAGGTAAACGAATGAGAGTAACTGTTATTTACGATGATCATTATATTTCTGTAGATGGTCAAGGAATTCATTTTGTTGATAATTGGCCATTTGATGAAGAAAATATTCATGCTATTCAATGGTATGCTGATCATGGTGAATTGGAGTACAAAGACACTTCTCCAAATTTAGAATTTACCGATTATCCAATTATTGCAAAATACATAAGTCACTTTACTAAAGAAAAAGAACGTATTGAAGAAGAAAGAAGAAGAATTGAGGAAGAAGAGCGTAAAAGGCATGAAATGTGGCAGTTAGCAATGCAAGAACTGCAAAAAGAATTGAATGAAACCAAAATGAATTATGAAAATACTATCCGAAATTTTGAGGAAGTCAAAACTAATTTGGATATTATGAGTAAGAGTTACATGGAAACTCAAGAGCAGTTGTCAATTGCAAATCAAGTTAATTATGAAATTCAAAAGATTAATGAACAAATAAGTTATGTTAATCCAGACACTGAAATTATGAATATAATTCAACCAAATGTTATTGATAATATTGCTGAGTTCAGTGATGGTGTTGATATGTCCTTATTTGAAGATGATGAATCTATTATACAACAATTGGAAGAACTTCAATCTTTAGAAACTGAAAGAACTGAATTTGATGTAAAAGCATTTGAAGAGAATTTTGATATTGATCTATTGGATGAAGTTAATCTTGCCAATCCTCAAGAAAACGATGGTGAGGAGGATTATATTCTTTCTATCGAATCTTTATTAGATGAACTTGATTTAGAAGAAGAAACCAATTAAAGTAAAAAATATATGTTGTTATGATTAAAGAATTAACTGAAAATAACTACTTAGTAGTTCCTAGTTTCGTAATTAAAGAAAAAGCAAATCAATTAGCAAACGATTTTAAAAACTATTCCGAAAAAAATAATCTTTTAGGTGATAGTCAAGTACAAAATTCATACTCAAAATATGATTATATTTCATTCCTAGAACTTTTGTGTGAAAAAACACCAGAAGTTTCTAGGATTATTGGTGAAACGGTTCTTCCGACATATTCTTATGCACGAATTTATAAGAATGGAAATACCTTACCACATCATGTAGATAGAAAGGCATGTGAAATTTCTATTACTGTTAATTTAGATTGTGACATTCCTTGGGATATTTGGATCGTCACTCCATCAGGAGAAAAAAGGTCTGTAACTCTTCTTCCTGGTGATGCTATGATTTATTTGGGGTGTGCTGCAACTCATTGGAGGGAAGAATACTCTGGTAATTATTGCTCACAAGTATTTTTACACTATGTAAGAAGTCGTGGTCCTTACTCAAATGTGTATTTTGATAAGAAGGAATATAAAGAAAATAACGACATCTTGGAAGAAACCATTGAAGAAAAAGTTTCTTCTCCTACATTGATTGTAAAAGAACCACAAAAAGATGAAGCGGTTATTATTCATAACAGTAAAACACCATTAGATGAATACATTAAGATTTTTTATAATGTAATTCCTAATGATACTTGCGATCTAATTCTTAATGAATATGTTTCATCTAATGACTGGACTGAAAGTAGAACTGGTGATGGGAATGTTAACAAGCACATTAGAAATTGTGATATTATAAGTATTTCTCAAGCAAATGTTATTAATAAAAATCCAGAAACAAGACAAAAAATAGATCATTTACTTTTTAGTGCATCTGGTGAAGCACTAAAAAGATACATTGAATTAATTCCAATGTGTGAAGTTAATACTGATAGTGGGTATGATCTATTAAGATATAATGAAGGTGGATATTATTCACTACATACAGATTCTTTCAAAGATATTCCTCGTTCTGTGTCATGTTCATTTAATTTAAATGATGACTATGAAGGTGGAGAATTTGCTTTCTTCAATAAAGAATATGTCATCCGAGCACCTAAAGGTTCTGCAATAGTATTTCCATCGAATTTTATGTATCCTCATGAAATTATGGAAGTTAAAAAAGGATCTAGATATTCTATAGTTACTTGGTTTATTTGATGCAGGAAGAATATCAAGATTTTATTGGGATATACCGTAATGTAATTCCTAAGGAAGAATGTGTAGAGTTTGTATCAACTATAGAAAATTATTTTCAGAATGCAGATCAAACTACTATTCTTCCTGGTGTAACTCAATTTCAAAATACTGAATTGGGTAGAAATGATTACTCTACCAATGGATTTGTAAATCTTCCTTACGAATCGATGGCAATTCAAAATAAATTGAATGAATGTATGTTTAAATACGCTCACAAGTATTTTATTGTTAAACAGTTGACTGCTTCTTCAAAAGAGGTTAAAATACAAAAAACACCCCCTAGAGGTGGTTACCATCAATGGCATTGTGAGCAATGTAATATTGAAACTTCAACTAGAGTTTTAGGATGGATGGTTTATCTTAATGATATTCCAGATGGAGAGGGTGAAACTGAATTCATATGGCAAAAATTAAGAGTAAAACCAGAAGCAGGTAAGTTTTTAATTTGGCCTGCTTCCTTTACTCACACCCATAGGGGAAATCCTGTTTATTCTTGTAGTAAATATATTGCTACAGGTTGGTATACATTGGATACTTAATTATATTCTAACATTGGATTGAAAATTAAATGGCACTATCTAAATCGGTTGAAGAATCTTTAAAAGAAGCAGAAGCATCTCTTCGTAATGCTCTTTCTTATGCTGCTCGTCAAGAAAAACCATTCATTGGTAAACATATTGCAGATATGATTTTAGAAATTGATAATCTCATTAAAACTGATGAACTTATTGATAAACTTGAAAATCGTATGAACGGTGATAGTGGTAAATGGGGACCTTTTGGTGAGTAAATATGAATAAAAAACCTTTATGCATAATGCCATGGACATATCTAGAAATATTAACTACTGGTGATGTTACGCCATGCTGTGCTAGTTATTATTTGTATGGAAATGTAAAGGAAAAAAGTATAGAGGAAATATGGAATGATGATCCAATAAAAAAACTTCGTCTTGACATGTTCAGTGATAAACTTCCTGAAGCATGTCATACTTGTAGAGAAATAGAAGAAACTGGTAGTGAATGTAGTTTAAGGATTATTAACAATGATAAGTTTAAATCTACTTTCGATGACATAGAACAAATTACAAATCCTGATGGTTCTATTTCTCAACTTAAATTTAGGGGTTGGGACTTTAAATTAAAAAATAAATGCAACTTTAAGTGTAGAACATGCACTCCTTGGGAGAGTGAATTAATTGCAAAAGAAAATAAAGAAATTGTAGATCATAAGAGTAATTTAAGTTCGGTTAAAGGATCTTTTGATACTGATGATGTTCCAACATTAGAAAATACTTGCCAATCAGTAACTGATGATTTTGATTTTCGTCAATTTGCATTAGATCAAATTGATAATTTAGAAATGATTGAATTTGCTGGTGGTGAAACATTAATCATGGATGAACATTATGAATTGTTAGACATATTATTGAAAAATAATAAGACTGATATACATCTCTCTTATAACACTAATATGTCTATCATGAAGTATAAGTCTTATCATATACTAGACTATTGGCGTAAATGGAACCCAGATAAATTAACTGTTATTGCTAGTATTGATGAAATCGGTGAACGTGCTGAACACATTAGAAAAGGGACTGTTTGGAAAGTAGTAGAAAAAAATTTAAAGACAATAGTTTCTGAAGGTTTCAACAGAAGAACAAATGATGTTATAGGATGTCATAATGTCTTTAGATTACCTGAAATAATAACTTATTTGACAGAAATTGATTACATTTCACCAAAATTTGATTGTTTAAATTTTGATTTGTCAGTTGAAATTTCTAACTATGATTTAAGAGCATTGTCTGATGAGTTTAAAAGTGATATAATTATTAAGTTAAACAATTTTATAGAAATTTATAACAAAAAATATAATACGGACATTTCTGCTAAATTTATCCATGTGATTGAAACTTTAAAAGAACCCCATCATATCAAATATGCAATGAGATATTTTAAAGAAACTATCAAAAGAGATAAATTTAGAAATGAAAACACTTTTGAAGTAATTCCAGAAATGAAAGATATTAAAAAAAGTATTAAAAAGTATCTGAAAGAAAATTCTGTAAAGTAATATTGCAGAAATCCGAATAAAACATTAAGAATTTAATAATTAAATTGATATCCTGTTAGAATATCCTCACAAATTCACGAGGCGCTTATGTCCCTTCCTTCCAATCGAACAAAAGAACTCACCAATGATGAGTGGAATGAATTAGTTGCACTGAAGGATGCAATTAATAGTAATCCAGCATCAGTTCATCCTGAAAAGATGGAGTTGTTTACTGAATTACTTGTTCGGTCACTTGATGGGAAGTGTGATCCTCCGACGCCAAAAAATTGGAGAGGTGGATCTTTATCTGAATAATTTAATACATAATAGTATTAGCACCTTAAGATAAATGGACGAAAATTATTATTCACTGTTTCCAGAAAAAAGAGTTTTAGAATTACAAAGAATTCAAAATATCATTGATAATACTCAGAAATTATGTGATCATTTGAATAAGGATTATTGTAATGAAACTCTAAGAATAAGTTCAAGATTAATTAGTTCTGGTGTTGATATTGAAAAAAATGAAACAATTATTGAAAATATAAATTCTGGAAACTTTCCAAAGTTCAGATATGAGGAAGGAAAAAAATATTATAAAGTAATACAAGATATTTCCACTGATAAAACACAGACCTATTGTTTTATTGATATGGAAACTGGAGAACTTTATAAACCAGCAACTTCATCCTCCCCTTATAAAAATAAAGTTTATGATTTAGAAGAAACTATTTCACTTGCAGATTGGAGAGGGAATTATTTTAAATCATAACGTGTACCAGTTGCTTAACTGTCCACTGCCTCTTGACGGGGCATTTTTTATGCGTTATATTATGGAGGTAAATCAAACACAGACATGATTTCCCTTCCAAACTTCTCTGAGTATGCTGAAAGCGTTAATTCTGATGAAGAATTAAACGAGACTAACTACTGCGATCAGAAAGCAGTTACAATGGAATTTACTTTTGAAGAGCATGATCTTTTGAATGATATTTTAAATCATTCTCTTGAAACAATTGATTTTGCTATTGGGTCTACTTTGATTTTTGATGCTTATGAACTTGATAAAGCGTCAGAAATTCGTAAGCGTTATGAAATGCTTGAGGGAATGAAAAAACGCTCATATGAACTTTGGTCAAAACGATTTGGTAACTGATTATGATTACAACTATTATGGCAGCGTTTGCCTTTGGTTATTGTGTTGCTGATATTGTTATCTGCATCAATAACAAAAAACGCGACAAAGAACTTTTGGAACAAATTCTTGGAGAATCTAAACGATGAAAACTTCTACTGCTCTTGGTGCTGCCTTTTTTCTAATTGTTCTTGCAACTGCTGGTCTCTTCTTTGAAGCATGGTTGCTTGGTCTCATTCTGTCTTGGTTTGGTGTATCCCTTTCCTTCTGGCAGAACTTTGCTATCATCTTCCTTGCTAACGCTATCTTTAAAACTAACGTATCTTCTAAATGAAAAACGGATACACTCTCGTTGAACTGATGATTGTTGTTGCTATTGCTGGTATTGGATGTGCTATTTTGTTTGGCATTGCTACTGGCAATTCTGTAGTCCCAGGAAAACAAGCGTGTTTGAATGCTGGTGGAAAATGGTCTGAAGGTATTCAATACGGTCGTATTACTCAACTTTGTACTTATAATTGATATGAAACCTATTCTTGCTATTGTCGGCGGTGTCGTTGGTGTTGGTGCCCTTGCCTGGGGCCTTACCTATCACGAACTGATTTTTACGTCATTCTTTGCTCCTAAGTTTGAGAATGTTCGTAGGAACACTTTTGAACAGTCAAAGTCCTTCCGAACTGGTGCTGTTCAAGAACTGCAAAATATGCAGTTTGAATACATCAAAGCATCACCTGAACATAAGAAAGCACTTGCAGATATTATTCGGCATCGTGCTGTAGAAGTTCCTGCCGATGCTATGCCTTCTGACCTCCAATCCTTTATCTCTAATCTTCCTCAATGAAAACCATCGTTTCTGTTGCTGCACTTGCTGTTCTTGGTCTTACTCTGACTGGTTGTGAAATTGAACAAAATTCTGATGATACTCAGCGTTCCCAACAAGAGCGAATTCTGAAGGAAGGTACTGCTCAAAGTGGTATGCCTGCCATCAAGAACTTCCGTGAACGTAAGTTGCTGAAGCAGATTATTGAAATGCGTGACCAAGATGGTCTGGTGACTTATACTTATACTGTTCCTGAAACTACTGGTCGTCCTGTGTTTCTGTGTAATTCTATTGGGTATGGTCTTCCTGCTGCCACTCAATACACTAATCCAGAGAAGTATGAATACACTGGCACAACTCTTCCACAGGCAGATCCTAATGGTCTCTTCTCTCCTGACAGTGCCGAAGGTACTTGGGTGATGTGTTCTGATCCTGATGGTAGTGGCAAAACCCGTCCTGTTTATGTTGAACCTCGCATTATTGTTTCACCTTTCAAACTTTGATTATGACTAAAGTAGTATATAACGCCAAATACGGTGGGTTCAGTCTGTCCCGTGAGGCGTGTCAACGTTACTGGGAACTTAAAGGTCAACAAGTTTGGATTGAAGATGGTGACTTCCTGGATATGTTCACTGTTTGGTTGGTTCCGCCTGAAGAACGAGTAGTCAAATCAGAAAACTGGTATGATATTCCTACAGATGAACGTATTGCTTACAACCGAAAGTATAACGAACAAACTTGGTATGACCGTAATGTTTCCCGTCACGACCCTATTCTTGTTCAAGTTGTAGAAGAACTGGGTGAGAAAGCAGACGGAATGTGTGCTAAACTTGCTATTGCTGAGGTCTCTGGTCCTTATCGTATTGATGAATATGATGGATATGAGACTGTCAAACAACCTGATGGTTACGATTGGATTACTCCCTGAACTTTATTTGAGGTAAATTATGACTCGTTACAATGACCCCAACACCCCTGTTGCTATCGTATTTGGTGCTGGATTTGTAGTTGTTGTTGCTCTACTATTCTTTGGTGGGCCACTCTACAATGTTTGGCAACAATCTCTTGCTGGTAAAGCAGAACTACAGAAGGCAGAGTATACTCGTCAGGTGGCAGTTCTTGAAGCACAAGCAAAGAAAGATAGTGCTCAACAACTTGCTGATGCTGAAATCATTCGTGCTACTGGTGTTGCTAAAGCAAACCAAATCATCGGTGATAGTCTGAAAGACAATCGTGAGTACCTCCAGTATCTGTATATCACTGGTCTTGAAGATGGTAGCAAGAATGGTAACGTGACCATCTATGTTCCTACTGAAGGTGGTATGCCCGTTCCTACTCTTCAAATGAACAAATGATTGAATTTCTAATTGCAGCAGCGGTGTCTACTGCTCCCATGGACCGTTCGGAACAGATTAATCGGTTCTGTGCTTATGTAGTGGGTATTCCATATGCTAGTGATAACTTCACAGACGAGGAATGGGAACGGTTCAAATATTGTAGAGAAAATCTTCAGTAATTCATTATCTTAATTTAAATCTAATTATGGCAACCTGGAAAGCAGACGTATTTGTTAATTCTCAAGTTGGTAGGATTACTACAGAAGTTGAAGCATCAACTTTTCAAGGAGCACAGCAACAAATCTATGCTAAACATGGTGATGTCCAACAAATCACAAATCTTCGTCAAGTAAGAAATTCAAATTCATCTAGTTCATCTTCTAGTTCTGATGTTGGAGGAACTGTTGCTCTTGTTGGATTAATTGCTGTTGGATGGGCATTTGTTTCTTTTACTCCATGGATTTTAATGGGAGTTGGTGGAGCATTTGGTACTTGGATTGGTCAACTTGCAACTGGTCAAACAGTAGAAGAATATGCGGAAAGTAATTCTGATACTGGGCATACTAAAGCAGCAATTACTTTGGCACTAGCACTTCTTCTTGGTGGAATTGGGTTTGTTCAGGGAAATGAAATCAAAAAAGGATTTGATGTTCCTGATGCTCCTCAAACTCAACAGGTGAAGTGACAGTTTAGATAGTGGCACACTTTGGGTTCTCAGTGCCCTGAGAACCCTTTATAATATCAAAGTAATCAACGGATCACTCATGACCACCACCTTCGCTGAATACGCCGCTGCTGCTGAGGCACAGAAGAACATTGCAGAAGCAGTTCTAGGGCATACCTATGCTCTTTGTGAGGCACTGAGGCAGAATTACATTGATTATTCTATTCGCAGTCATCAAAAGTTCATTGCTGATGCTGATACTCACAACTATCACAAAGAACAGATTGCTAAACTGAAGCAAGGTATTAGTGATTATGAGTTCTATCCTGAGACTGGTAGAAAGTATCACAAAGTTATTATGAGCGCAAATGGTTCGCGCAGTGTGCATTGCTTCATCGACAAGAAGACTGGTGAAGTTTACAAGTCTGCATCTTGGAAAGCACCTGCTAAAGGTGTTCGCTTTGACCTTCGCATCATCAATCAACGTGAATGGTTGCTTCAACACGCCGATTGGGCAGGTGGTTATCTTTATAAGTGATGAATGAATTTACTTTTCGCCAAATCATGTTTCTTTTACATAAAGATTCTTCAGATCAAGCATATGATGCAATGGAATATTTTTTCTATGAGTATCTTCCAGATGATGTAGATCCTGATGTTACACTAATTGATTATCTTGATTCTATGATGTATGTATGACTAATCAACAACTAAGAAGTGAGCTTGATTTTATTCTGTATGCATTGGGCGAAACTCTTTGCTATGCTGAAGCAGATCCAGATTGTGATGTGGATGAAATTCCAGAACTTGTGTTTGATGCACAAAAAAGACTTTTGAATCTTCGTTCTTTTTTCAATGACAAAGACTGACAAACTGATCTTTATGGGATCATTCATTTGGTTAATGCATTGGGGTGTACGGGTTGTTGAAGAGTTGTTAAAATAAATAAAAGTAAAAAATATGAACACCCTAAGAGTAAAAGTTCCGAGGAGTGATAAAAATTATGGAATATCTTTAGGTGATTCATTACAAAGATGGTATCAGGCATATTATTTGGTACAAAAATCTGGTTTAAATTGCAAGATAATTCTTCAAGAACAAGATTGGCCAGAATTAAATTTTATATCTTTACCGATTACTGAAACAAGAAAAACCGATATTACTAAAAATGCACAAAAGATTGATCTTGACTGTGTAATAAAATTATTAGTAGATAATGATTATAGTGTATTAAAAGATTATGATAATTGGTATATTGAAGATTGGTTTTTCTTTAATAATATATTTGAATATTATATTGATGATAATTTAATTAACGAAAAACTTTATTTTTACAAAGATATTCAAAAAGATTATTTAAATTTAGTTAGATTTAACGATAATGAAATCAATGACTTTTTTGATGAACAATTTAGTGATATTATTTCACTTCATTTTGAAAGAGATTTTGATATTAGGATAACACAATATGATGTAATGTCATTTCCTGATGATGTTAGAATGAAATTTTATAAAGATTATCTTACTAAAAGAGTGCAGTATAGAGGGGTTAAAGAGAACATATACTATCCAAATTTTATATCTGATATAGAATATTATGGTATAATAGAAGAATGTTTAGAATATGAAATTAATCAAAATTTTTATATAAGCACATCTTCACAAATAGAATTTTTTCAAAATTATAAAGAAAGATACAGAAACATAAAAAATAAATTTGATTATATTGACATATTTTTAAAACTATTGGTTGAAAAATATGGGAAAAATTCTATAAAGGATTTAACTGTAATTTATAGGTTATTTGATCTGTTTGTCTTATTGAAAAGTAAACTTGTAGTACAACCTCATTCATCACCATTTGCTAAATTTTCTACACAAAATGAGAATGCGAGAGAATTAATTTTACCAGTTAAATACGGTAAATATAAGTCTAAGTCTATAAGAAAAGTTTATAATGGGAAATTTAAGTATGCTGAATTAAATATATTAGAAAATTTCACTTAAATGAAAACTATTACAGTCATTACACCAAAATCAAATAATCTGGATGGATCTATAGGTAATAGTATATTCATGTGGGCGCAAGCATATTACTTAAATTATAAATGCAATTTTGAATACAAAATAATATTAGATTATTCTACATGGTCTGAATTGAATTTGGTTGAATTTCCATATACAGAACTAGGAAACATTGAAATTTCGGCAAATTATCATATAATTGATTGTAATTTGATAAAAGAAGTTTTATTGAATAATAATATAAAAAATTTCATAAAACATGATCATTTAGTTATCGATAAATGGTATATTTTTGATAATAATGTGATATTAGATGATGATCAAAAAAAGATTAATTTTACTTATGATGATATAGATCCAATAAGTTTAATTAAATTCAAAGATGTTGCTTTGGAAGATTTTTTTAGAAAAGAATTTTCTGACTTCATATCAATTCATATCAGAAGATATCACGGTGTAATAATTTCTGAATCAAATTTAACAACATTACCAGAAGAAATACAGTATGATTTTTATTGTCAGTATCTAAATGATTGTAAAATATATTACAATAATTGGCCAACTGCTTCATATAAACATCCTTTTATTGATGATAAACAGTTTTATAAAGTAATTGACACTGCATTAGGGTTTAATAAAAACCAAAAATTTTATATTAGTACAGATATACCAAAAACTTATTATAGATACTATTTTGATAAATATCAAAACATATTTGACAAATACTCTTATCTTAAAACATTTGAAAACTTAATTAAAGAAAGTTATGATGAAAATATTTTAAATTTTGATGAAAATGTAACAAATATAAAATATTACTATAATAAAAAATCTCATTTAGTTCTTGGAAATTTATTAGATCTTTTTGCTCTATCTAATTCTAAATTACTTGTTAGATCATATATGTCTTCGTGGAGTATTGTTGCAAAACGATTAAGAAATACCCCTAGTATAATACTTCCTTTATCTGACAAATATAATTTGTCAACAAAGACACAGCATCTCAATTCAATTATAAAGAGTGTTATGTGACACTTTTAAAAGTGTCTACTGATGTGGTTTTTAGAAAATTCTGACCTTATACTAGTGGGGTAGTCAACCAAACTTCATGTACTACCTGGACATCAGCGGTTACGGATACCGTAAAAGGGTCTGTGAGAGCGTTGTAGACTGGTTTATGAACCGATACCTGCCACGACATCACGTTGGTATTCGTCTGGTTCATCGTGGTCTAAAGCGCGAATTGGTTTATGGATGGTGTGACTTTGAAGACGACTACAAGCGTCCTCGTTCATTCTTGATTGAACTCCAATCACACATGGAGCAAGAAAATTACATTAAAACCTTGATCCATGAGTTAGTTCATCTTCGTCAATGGGTTCTTGGTGATCTCCGCCAAAAACGGGGTAAAACTTATTATGGATCAACTGATGTTGATGAACTCGATTATGAGGACCAACCTCATGAAATCGAAGCAAGAGAGCAAGAAGAAACTCTCTACATCACTTATCTGATCGAAACTGGTCAGATGTTCCCCCAAACAAAATCGTTCCCACCATCTTCTCTGAGGTAATTAACAATGAAAAAATATGACCCAAATGAATATCTTCTTGAAAATCTTCTTCCTCGTATTCTTGCTATAAAACCTGTTACTGATGAAAGTGATATTTTTGAATGTCTTGGTGGAGATCCTGAACTGACTTCACAAGCATCTTGTCGAATTCAATTTGGAAATCAAATTGAAAGTTTTGGTAATAAAGTAATTTCTGACGTTACTACAAATTTGCTTGAGGAATCTAATTATGTTATTATTGGTGGTAAAAAGCGACAAGTAGATCATCTTTTTATTACTAAAGGTGGTGTTATTTGCTATCTTGAAAGTAAATGTAATCTTAATTTTGACAGCGAAAAAGTAATAATGAGTAATGAAAAAGTTAAAATTCTTGCAGAAAAGTTTGGAAATATAGTACCATATTACTTTGTTCCTGTCAGGAGACAACCAAGAAGGAAACATGTGGTAAAATATAAAAAAGAAGGTATTGAGGTTGTTGGTATGGAATGGTTATCAAATCAAATTGATCTTCCATTTGAAGTTGATCATTATTTTACCTTTCTTAAAGATGTTTGTGGTCCAATTATGGAGGAAAAGGGTATGATTCTTAAGGATTTGAGGAAATGAAACCTATAATTAAATATCAAGGTGGCAAATCTCGTGAAATTAAATTCATCAAGGAGATTATGCCACCCTCTTACAATCGAATTATCGAACCTTTCTGTGGAGGGGCAGCAGTGTCCTTCCATTTTGGTGTTCCAGCAATCCTTTCCGATGTCAATTGGCAAGTAATTAACCTTTATGGTCTTGTTGCAAGTCCAGTTTACGAAGATCTTCAACGATTTGTAGATCAAGTGAAGACATTTGATCATGATCAGTTAGAAAAACTGTTTTATCATTCACGAAGCGTGATCAACGATCAAAAGTCCCACAGTCCATTTGAAAATGCAACCGCATACATTATTGTAAGGCAACTGTGCTTCAGTGGCATGGAACGTTATAGTAGCAAGGGTGAATTCAATGTTCCCTTTGGACATTACAAGACATTTTCTTGCAATCTATCAAAAGAGCATCATGACTTCTTACTAAAATGTAAGATTTCTCATGCTTCTTTTGAGCAGTGTTTCAAATACGATACTGAGAATGACTTTATCTTCATTGATCCACCTTATCTTGACCGCCTTGGTTATACCACTGGTGATGGTGGTTTAAACCTACACGAAGAACTTCTAGGTTGCCTCAAGACAACATCTGCAAAGTGGATGATCGTTCATTCCGATCATGAATTCTATCGTGATAGTTATAAGGATTATAATGTCATGACAAAGGATTTCTTATATTCTCAACGCTTTGGTAGAGGTAAGGATCATAGTGGTGCAAGTGTGCAGCATTTGTATATCACAAACTACGATGCTGTGCCAGGTAACAAACTGGTACAACAGGTTGCCAATCCACTAGCAGATGTCCTATACTCATAGTAGTTAATCATTCATCATGTATCAAGGTTCCGTAAAGTTCATTTACAAAAGCAAAGAAATTATACCGACATATAGTTCTACGTTTCCAGAACTTATTCCTGATGAAACAGTGACTGTTCAAAGTGATTGTTATGATCTTAACATTCACCAGTATTTTGAACTATTCAAGAAATTTGTTAGTGCTCTTGGTTTCGATGAGAAAAACATTGTAAAAGGTGCTTGCCACCTTGCTTTCAATGAATCTAATAAAGAAGATGTGATGCGAGAAATCGCAGAAGAATATGATCTGATCATGTCTGAAGATCTTCCTGGCATCATGGAGGATCGTTTAAAGCAAGAGAAAGAATGGTTAGAACAGAATAAATCAGAACCAGATGTTTGGGAAAAACGTTATTGGCAATTGTACAATCGTTTTTGTAAGTTTGCACGGTTTACTGATGATGAATTGGATCAGATGGTAAAGGATACTATGCCTCCTTGGGGTCATAGTGATATGGAAGCACTTAAGTATACTGATGCAGAGATGAACGCCATGTGCGACAAAGCAGCATCTGATGAAGAGAAACGAAAATGTCAAGAGTATAATCTACGTGAGGCAGAATATTACAATAATGACAAAGTTGCATCAAATAGTATGACTTGGGATCAAGCAATTGCTGACGGATGGGAAATGACTGCAGATGGATTTTGGATCAAAGAATCTAAGAAACCACTAAATCCTTGGAATGGTTTAATTCCTGGTTCTTCTGAAGCAAGAGATGCTGGATGTTTGTGTCCAGTGATGGATAATGAAGAAATGCCTGTAGATAAAAAATGGGTTGATGTTGAATGTCCCATTCATGGTAGAAAGAAGAATGACTAATTATGACATGATGATTGATGCAGTGGTAAATCAAATTTACTTGCTGTATAATCAAACAGATAGTTGGAATGAACAACTATCTAAGGAAACTGCCCATCGTATTCTTCAAATTATAGAAGAATACAAAAGTAAATAAATTATTAATGTAATTTGCAAAAAACAAATGAAATGGATCTGTAAAGCAATGACCTCAGACACATATCTTGCTGCTGATGGTGGTTGGGTTCCTCTGCAATCCGATGCAAAACTTTTCACAACAGAGGAAAAGGATGAACTCAATCAAACAAAATACAAAATCCTTGAAAGATTTTGGGATAATATGTGGATCCCTATGGGGGATGAATGAAAGAAAACACTAAGTTTATTCTTGCCCTGATGCAGGTTGAAAACATTAGCAACCTTGTAAAGGATAATGAATATGAACAATTTTTCATTTCTCATTTAATTCCAATTAAAGTTGAACTTGAAAGACAATTGACAAACCTGAACCATTCACTTAAAATCAAGGAGTAATTTAAAACAAGAAATGAAGTATCTCTACATTGTTGACTACTGGGTTCCTTTTCCTTCTTCCGAATACGGTGGTGTTGTAACCGTAATCGCTCAAGATGATAATGAGTGTCATGATCTTCTCTTGGATTGGCGAGATGAATATGAAAATACCCATGATTCTCGTATTATGGAGCGTGTAGTCAACGCTAACAAATTTGCTCTTCTTGATGAAGAGGAATCCCGAATTGTTGATTCTTTTACTACCTGATATGGGACTTAATACTGAAATCATGCGCGAAGCATGTATTAATCACATCGAAGAGTTTTTTTGTAATCAAGTTCTTAATCAAATGGATCGGGGAAACCTTCTTAATGCCCAGTCTCTCCATGAAGAATTTGTTGTTAATGGTGAAGATGTTGCTAAGGAATGGATGTTTCTTAATGATCTGACTGAGTATGAACTTTGAGGAGGGTAAATTTGTAGAGTACAAGGGTTTTGTTGGTGAAATCTCTTTTGTAGATAGTAATTATCTATCAATTGCTAGACCATCTGTAATTGGAAACCCTTGGCCAATAACTGTTGTTGTCCATCGTAGCGAATTTTATCTTATCAATGAAGTATCAAGTGATCTATAAAGAACCTAAGTCTAAAAAAGGTTTCTATTATGAACAAAAAGCAACCTTTTTAGATATTAGTGATGCCATGTTTTGGCACGAACATATTAAAAAACAAGGTGCTATAGATATAGAAGTAATCCCTGTATTTTCATGACTGTACCATTAACAATGAAACCCTTTGATTATTATGATATTTCAAAGGTAGTTCAACCAGATATCAAAGATTACATGACAACTTATGTTTATGATAAAGGTCAACTGTTAGCAACGATTACTCCAGGTACTACTATTGAACAGGTTTTGACTGATAATAACATAAAACTTTCTACTACTGCAATAAAGCAGCAAATTTTGGATACTGAAAAGTATGAACTTGACATGAAAAATTATAAAGATCAAATTTCAACCATGGCAAAAGAACTTGGTTTTGATTTGTTCAAAGAGTTCGGTGTTGAAGATAATCCAAAAAAAGATAGGTGCTATAGTCTTGCTTATAAATTTGGTGGTCAATATGGTCCTCAAGGAGTTTATGATTGTTTTGAAAAGTTGGTGACTTTAATTAAAGATTGATGCATAAAATTAATGTAAGATCAGATAATACTGAAATCTTTATATTTAATCATCCCTGTCCAGAAGAACTTAATGTTCAACTGGAGAGGGACATTCGTATTTGTGGTGATCAACAAAATAAAAGCACTAATGTAAAAGCACTAATGACACATTGGGATATGTTCAATCATAGTGATGCATTTAATAATCTTCTTGATTGGATTACGGAATGTTTTGGGCAATGTGATTTACTATCTTTTAAGCGTCAGACAGAATATAAATTAAATTCATTGTGGGGGATGATCTATAAAAAAGGTGAACATGCAAGACCTCATGATCATCTACCATCTTATTTCAGTTTTGTATATTTTGTTAAAGTTGATGAGACATCATCACCACTTATATTTGAAGCAAGTAGTACCTACATTAAACCAGAACCTGGAAAGATTGTATTATTCCCATCACATTTAAAACACTATGTACCAGAACAAACTAGTGATTGTGAGCGTATAACTATTGCAGGAAACATAATTGCGACAGAATAATATGGACAGTACTATTCAAACAGCAGGAACTTTTGATGGGGAATATTATTCTCTTATCATTGGATTTAGAAAAAGTGATCATGCAATTACTTTAGATGGACTTTCTAAAGGTGACATGTTAGAATTAAAATCTTGTATTGATTGTATGCTACTTGGGGAGGAAGATTGTGAGTAATATATTGAAATATGGATTTATTGATACTTTAACTAAAGAAGAAGTTGAAAAGGTAAGTGGACTAGTTGATTTGTTCCATGAATACTGGGTTCACCGTGGTTTCTATTGTCCAGAAACTGGATTTGCAGTCAATGTAGATACTCCAATAGATTTTTATACTATTGGTGGAGTTACATATATTGATGGACTTGCTGGACTAGATGGGTATTATAATTATTCAAAAGCAGTCAATCCAACCTTAAAGGAGTACTTTGGTTGGTTATACGATATTGTTTTTGATAAATTAGAAAAAGAAATAGGTCCATGTGAGTTAATTGATGAATTGGCACATCCTGGATTTCATATATTTGGTCATCAACCAGGACGACACACATATTCTCATACGATACAATATGTAACACGTCCTTTAGCAACAATTCATTATGATCTACAACAAAATAAACATTTAAAAATTTGGGAACAATTTAAAGAATGTGATCTTGAAAATTGTTTGTCATTTACATTGTGCATTGAAATTCCTACTTCTGGTGGTGGATTGAATACTTGGTATGAACCATCTTTGAAACAGTATGAACCAAGAAATCCTTATACCCTTGAAGTAAGAAACATGGATTATGAGGATTTGGGGTCACCCACTGCAGTAGTTCAATATCAACAAGGAAAAATGTTTTATTTTATTGGGAAACTTTTACATCAGATGGCACCAGCAGCACAATCTTTGTCCAGTAAAGAACGTAGGATTACATTGCAAGGTCATGGTGTGAAATGTGATGGTGTGTGGAAAATATATTTTTAAAATATGAACAAAAGTATAAGATTTATTGATAATTTTTATTACTATGATGATGGTGGATGGGGACAAAGAATTTATTCTTTAGAACAAGCGTATTATATTGGATATAAAATGAATTTTGAATATAATATACTTGTACAAACTCCTCATTGGCCAGAGTTACATTTTTTGGATATTCCAAAAGTAACTGGTATAGAATGTGATGATATTCAAGAGTTTATAAAAACATCAAATGGTGAAAAAGCATCATACTTGAACTCTGAATTGATGAATGATGTCTTAATGAATGGTAAACATAATATTTTAAGACAAAGTAATCATTGGTATTTTGACGAGTGGATAGAAGAAACTAAAGATCTTGTAAAAGAAACATTCTTCATTAAGAAAGTAAAGTTTAAAGATCCAAAAATTGAAGAATATCTAAAAAACAACTTTAAAGATGTAGTTGGGTTTCATTTAAGAAGAAAATACTGGGTAAAAGTTGAAGAAAAGGATCTTGAAACTTTACCAGAACATTTAAGAGAAAAATACTGGAAAGAAACCGAGAAGTATAGAGATACACCTGTTGATCAATACTTGTTTATACCAGATCATCAATACTTTAAAGTTTTAGACAAAATCGTTGAGAGAAACAAAAAGCAAAAAATTTTTATCTCTTCTGATATTTCTCCTGAATTCTATGCTCATTATTATGAAAAATATGACATAATCACTTATGAAAATTTTAAAAAAGAATTTAAAGAATTATTGAGTGAAACTGTTGACAAAGAAGTTGTTAATCGCTATCCTGATACTATAAATGCTTTATTTGATGCATTTGCGTTATCTTATTGTAAACTAATAGTTAATTCTCCTTCATGCTTTTCAATGTTTTCTTCTGATAGAAATGAAGTTCCAACTATTACAATAAAAAGAACTAATAAAAAATTTATAGTTTTTAATTATCCACATCACAAAGGTTTTTTACATAATAATTGACATGAAACAGAAGAATTTATGGCGTTGGTGGGCAAAGGCGATTGGTGAAAAGGCAAGTAAGTGTGACAAGGAAAGTGACACTGTTGCAGTTATTAGAACAATTATATTTTTAACATACTTGATTACTAACTGTTTTATTGTTGCTGGGGTAGTACGGCATTGGAACGATGACAATAAAATCGAAATTTTTATTGAAAATGTTCCAGTAAAAGAACAATCAATGATATGAAAGTTAAACTAATACATCCATTAATTGGTCAATGTGTTATAGTTAATAATGTAATGTTTAGAAGGATATGGTCTGAATACAATGATATTATTTTGTGGGATAGATATGATGAAAAAAATGATGAATGGAAAAAAGTAAAAACTGATCATCAAAATAAATTAGAATTAATTTATAATAAAAGTATTGAAGATAATTTAGAAGTTGAAATCAATAAAATCATAGAGTTTTTAGAAAATTGAGTGAGAAGTGGACGGATTTTAAACTGTCCACCACAGGATCTCATTGCTCCCACATGCCTTATACTAATTAAGTAATCGGAAACAACCCAATGATTTCCTTCCCATCACGAGCACATCACGTTGCCTCTTTGTATGATGCTTGCAAGTTGATTGTTGACACTTATTGCAACACCGATTTGCTTGATGTTTATGAAGATCATAAACTTGGTGATGCCTACCAACTACAAGCAACATGTCGTGAAATCGTGAACCTGATTGCTGAGGGAGAAATCAAATGAAACCTTACCCTCTTGGACTTGACAATCCCTATGTAATCCGTGGTATCATTGGATCATCTCGTTGGGGATTGTATGATCGTGAAACCTATCAAAAAATTGCAGAATTTCCAAATGAATACGCTGCATATGATGCTCGTCGTGCAATTCTAAAATCTCAAGGTTATAATGCATGAAAAAATATATTATAATTTCTTTAAGTGTAATTGTTGCATTGAATGCTTTTATCATTTATCGTGATAAACAATTGTTTAAAGCATATGATGCATGTAATCAATCTATTAATCATCCAGATTGCCCATACAAAAAATGACTATTTCACAAGGACTAGTTGAAACTGAACACGAAGATCCTGGATTTGAGATTATTCATCTGTCATTCAGGAGACGAGAATCTTCCCACCTCTATGGTGGTCCCGTGTATTACTACATTGGCAACATCGTATTCCGTTTGACTAACGAGGATGCCAAAGGTCGCATGGAATATATCATGCAAGAGAACGAAAGAGTTCGTGTAGCACCAGACGAAGAACTTCATGACAAGTATTATGATGGTCTTCACTTCAAGTTCAATACTGAAGAACGAGAAGAGGATGCTGTAGAAGATGAGGATGGACAGAAGTTCTATCCATTAGATATTATCAACAAACATGGTATCAAAGATGAAGATGTATTCATCTGGGGATACCGTCGTAACATGGATCCTCTTCATGACTTCATTGAATACAATGAGAAGTTTGATTGTTACAGAATGCACGAATACTTCCAAGACACCCCAGTAGTTCGTGGTATAATCCAGTATCTCCAAGACATGAAAGATGGTAAACCTAATCCAAGTCGCACGGTCTATCATGAGCAGTTCCTCGCAACGCTCACAAACCTCTGCTGGTGGTGGGATTGATGAAACCTAAAATCCGTGTCATCTTAGAAATGGCAATCGAAGAAGGTGTGCGTCGTGGTTATGCTCGGGCACACAAACATGTTGAAAATCCTAATGAAGGGTCAATCATTGCTCACATTGAGGAGCATGTGATGTCTTCTATCTACGAATACTTTACTTTTGATGAGGAAAATTATCAATGAGTTTTTCTAAGACTGTTTCTGTATTTGCTGCTCTCGCAAGTATTTTTGCTGCTGGTGCTGCTGGTTGGAAACTGGCAAATGAAAATCAACCACAACCAGTAGATCAACAGAAACAAGATGTTTCTGTTTTTGAGGAGAAAATCAATGAACTTGAAGAACAACTGAAAGAAGTTAAGGAGCAACCTAAACCTGAAACTGTAGTTGTTAAACAACCTGCTATTCTTCCTCCACTTCCTCCAGTTCCAGAACCTAAACCAGGAGAATTTGAATAATGTCTCTGATTGATACTCTTGAATATTTTATTGATGATGTTGGGCAACATTTAGAAGATCTTGCATGGGAAATTAGTGAAGAAACCAACTATGATGATGAAGGACACCAAGAACGAATGGATGACTTCTGTGAGCAGTATGATGAACACAAAGAACGATTAGAAGATCTTAAAACCATTAAATCTATTATTGAGGCACAACAATGACTTACGACCAACTCTACGAGCATATTACCTTTTATGTTTCTCAAAAACTTGATGATAAGCGTAAAGCATGTTTGATTCTAGGTGCATTTATGGAATTTAACCTTGATTGTCTTGATGAAGGTGTAGACCCTCGCACACTTGATTTGACTGGTTTTGTGAATGAAAAACTTGATGAATTGGAGGAAGTAAAATGAGCGGCGGGCACTTTGGAGATTGTGGTTACGATTACTATAAGGTAGCACAGTTTGCTGATGAGTTGGAAGTAGAGATTGAGAATAATGGTAAGGAAAAGAATGAAGATCGTACTTATGGTTATGAATGGTATCCTAATCACGAACCAGAAGTAATTGAGTATCTAAAGAAACAAATTCCTATTCTCAATAAGATGTCAGAAATTATGCGTCATATTGATTATCTGTATTCAGGTGATCTTGGTGATGATACTTTTATGGAACGGGTTAAAGAAACAGAAGCAAAGTATAATGACCCTATTCAGCAGATCTTAGATGATCCTGATGATAATTTGAATGAAAGGATCGCTGCTGCCCTTCAAGAAGCAATAGTAGAATATGACACTTGAATAACTGGCACAGGGCATCTCCACAGGTGCTCTTTTTGCTGTATAATGACTTCAGTTCAAACAAAGGGATGACCACCATCACTCAAGAGCACTGGAACACACTCTACACCAAACTCTATGAGGCGTATGAAGAGTGCAGCAAAAACTATGATGAGACTTACCGACAAATGATCGGTCAAGTTCTGGATCACATGATCTACAACAAACCTTATCTGAACATTAAATGATCAGAACAATTCTCAATCAGTTTCCTGCTCGCTATGGATCTTATTCTGCTGAAGGTAACAAGATCCGTAGGACATTCTCCAACGGTTTTAGTTACATCGTAGAAGAATGTA